CAAAGCACCACAGGGAACCATTAGGAACGTCTTAAAAGCTATGCCAGACGCCTACATTGACCGATGGTCAACCCGTGGAACACAAAATTATTTAAGCGCTGTATGGTGTGTTGTAATTCCACCGGATGATTGCCCAAAACCTGAAAAGGCGTCTAGTACATCACGCGCAAATCGAGAAATAAAACGGGTGTAAGATATTTTTGCGGTGACGTTGCCGCGCTAAATTTTGGAGATTGCTATGATATTTTTTACCCTGCACTTTAACCTTGATTACGACATTCAAGAAGTTGAAATTCCCGACAATTTGGATTGCTTTTTTGACGATGGCGAAGAATACGTTTACGATGAAGATGCCGATTGCTTCTGCTGGTACGATGAAGAGTACGATGCTTGGTACTGGCTGGACGAAGATTCTGGTGAATGGCTGCTGGTTGAAGACGAAGCGGAATAATTTGGGTACGATCAAACCCAATAAGGAAGGGGCTTCGGCCCCTTTTTTATAGATCGCTAACGTCTATCACTTCACCACGGAATTCAATCTTTCCGTCTTCCCATTTGTGGACAAGTTCAGGCCAAAGCAGCTTGCCATCTTTAATCGTTAGTACAGCGAACCCCGAACGATGGTTCAACGGATTGCCTTCACTGTAATCAAATTGTGGGCCGTAAGGTTCAGCTAGAGTGCCCGTATCTACACCGAAACGGTTGCCGTTGTAGTCTGCATAGGGTGTGACCTTTAAACTGTGTAGATGCCCCGTCACAATGCTTTTACCAGCCCCTACCGTGTTGTTATGTGCGGCATGAATCCCGCCCTTGTACCGATGCTTGACAATAATTTCCTTTGTCACCCAAGTGAGCATACAAAAGTGCCATTCGGGAAAGTGGTCTGACAACTTAAACCCTGGTGTTTGAACGTATTGGGGTGCGTTAGACGCTAGTCGCATTTCAAACCGAGTATCGTGATTGCCCATTGTGTAGATCAATTTGGCGTTATGCCTAGCCTTTTTGGTGGCCTCCGACACTTCCGAAAGCATTTCCTTGCAGGTGTTCAGTTCCTCAATTACGCTCGGTGTGCGAGCCCAGCCCAAAGGTGGATGGCGAGATATAGATGCACCATCAAAAGCATCGCCATTGCAAATAACTGCTTTCGGCTGTAACTTCTCAATCGCCCACAATAAGCCCCGAAAAGCAGTAGTCCGTATCCCAGGCCAGAAATGAGCGTCAGAAAAAACAATAACTGTGCCATTTTCAATTCCAAGTTCAGATTTTGGAGCAGGTGGCGACCACGTTTTGATTTCTTTATTTGTATTTAAGGTTACGTTGTATTTTTTTGATAAATTGTCTCTGCGCCGGTACACATTGCGAAGGTTTGTTCCTAGTGCTTTTGCAACTTTTGAAGGTGATTTGTGGGTTTCCCAAAGTTCTAAAAATTCGGCATCAGTGGAATGCATTAAGTTATCCCCTTGTTAAAACCCCAATAACGTAACATTATTTTGTTACGCCAAAACATTTAAGCTAAATCAGAGGCGGTTTGTTGCACAGAAGCAACGCGATTTGTCCAGCCTTTACCAAACGTCTCAAAAGTAGACAGGCTTTGTAGAAAGCCTAGTCGTTTATCGCTGTAAGCCTTAATCAGTTCTTGCACGTCAAAAGCCGCCACAGCAGCCAAAGTGCCTTTGCCAATAGCTCCATCAGCGGTAACGCCTACGGCCTCTTGCAGCCACTTTGCAGCCCTTCCTGGGCCACTGTTGATAGCAGCATCAAAGACAGCGTAATCAAGGCCAGCGGGAAGGTCGTCGCCAGACACCTTGTCCCAATACTTACGCTTATAAAGAGGCGCTACGTCATCAGGGGTAAGGCCGCGCATATCAGCCTCAGACACCGGATGGCCTACAAATTCCTCCCACACCGCTTTGGTGCAACCGAGGTTAGTCATGCCGCCAGGGTCTGCCGAGAGGTTGCTAAAACCGCCCTCACTTTTCAGTACGTTAGCAAGACTTGTTTCAAAGTTTGAGTTCATAAAGAAACCTGATTAAGTTTAAGTTTTCTACAATGATTTTCACCAGAGCATTGAGGATACTTTTTTCCCAAGTTTGAACGATTCTTTTTTACCATGTCCTGCGTGTTTTCTTTAGGTGTACCAAGCCATAAATGCTTGGGATTAAAACATTTCCTATTGTCGCAAGTGTGGCAAACAAACAATCCTACGGGAACTTGGCCTTTAAAAAGTTGATATGAATACTTATGCGCTGTAAAAACACCGGACTTTATAGAACCAAATTGACCATAACCAGTTGTCTTAAATGTTGCCCCATCCCAATTCCAACATTCATCTTCAGACCATGCTGGATTTATGTGATAAAGAAATCGGCAGTCATTTGAACACCATGCTTCTCTTGAAGTATTTGGTTGAAATTCTTTGTTGCAGGTACTGCAATTTCTTTTTTGATAAATCATTGCGTAGGCGTTGATTGGTGGAGAAGTTGATCTTTAGCTTGGCTAGATGCGCTGCTACCAAAGAAAAAGGAAATTATCCCAGTCCATGCGGTTCCAAGGCTTCCTAGCATCATCATTAACGCATCAGACGTAGCAAAGGTTTTAGTCATTAGGCCAATGAGAATTCCAAAAAATCCAACCGTGACTACTAACGCTAAAACAGGCGGAATGATAGATCGCGTTGTTGCCTGCATATCACGCGCAGATTTGCGGTCATCATTAGCCAGCTTTGCAAAGTCCAAGTTCATAGCCTGGGCTTGCTTTTTAAGTTCCAATTCTGCTTGCTGGAGCGCGGCTACCTGCGTGGCGTCAAGTTTGTTATTGCTAATGACGTTTTGCACTTCCTCTGGTGTGCAGCCGATAGCCTTGCTGACAGCGGACACCGCCATACCTGCAAGCGGGCCACCCAGCGCCGTGGCAATCGTAGGGGCAATTTGTGCGAGCCAATCCATGTTATTTCCTCATAAAGTCTGCGTATTCCATCGTGCCCCAAGCCAGCAATGTAATCAGCAAAGCACCGGCAACAATCGCCAGCACCATTTCTACAACTTCCTGCACTTCTTTTTTGCGTTTGGCTTTAGCTTTTTCCATTGCTATTTCCTCTGATTTGCGTTTCTGGACAAGGTTGTTGCGCTCAAGCATGATGGCCTGCCATACGTCTGCCTGGCCTGACCAAATCAACATTTGCTTTAGTTCGTTCTCAGCGTCTTGAAGTTGTTTGGCCTGCATCACAGTTTCAAACGCTTGGGCAGTGTCTGACTTGACTAATCCCTTTTTTGGTTCTGCTGCGGCTTTGGCTACAACGTCCTTGGCCTCAAAAAACTTCATTAGATCACCGCTAATGCCCTGCAAGTCCTTGCCCATCTTAATGGCGGCTTGTACCCCCTTGATGGCAGCTTGGGCGGCAGCGAAGGCCGTTATGGGGTCTAGCATGATTATTTATCTTGCTTGTTTTCTAAGCGGTCAAAGACTTTGTTCATGATTTCTTTAAGTTCGCGGATGTCCTCGCGGTAGTCGTCTTTGGAAACATACGACTTCGGCAGGTCTTCACGAAGTTTAGAAAGGTCAGATTTAAGTTCTTTGACAGCGCCCCACATTTCACGGGCAAACCAGCCTATGACTGTCATTACAGCACCCAAACCGAGGTCAATGATTTGTTGCATTTCCATGATTAGGTCTTCTGAATGTAAGCCAATGCGTAATATGTAGGAAGGTAAGTTCCCACATTGCTGGTGGATGCCGAAGTAAATCCGCCCGTATTGCCGACAGCGTAGGTATTACCAGCGCCAACAATAAAAGAGTCTTGCAGGTTAGGTGTGCCGTTCTGACCGTTGCAAAGGTTGTAACCGGAAGGGATAGAGCCGATGCTACCTGACCACATGATAATTCCGCCAGACGGTACAGCCGAGACGCTGGGCGTTGTTCCGATGATGCCGTAGAGGTTGTCGTAAGTCTGAATAACTACGTTGTTAACGTCGGCAAGAACGAATTTGTAGTTAGTGCCGTAGGTAAGCCAGATTTCTTGCGGAGGCCGACCGTCCGTGCCCAGTTGAATAGGGTTGGTGTTAGTCGCAGTTCCCGCCGAGGTTGTATACGTCGCAGTGGGCGTGGTGCTTCCAGCAAGATAGGTGTAGATATACCCGCCAGCAAGCGGGATTCCGGTGGTGGTAAAGAACTGGAAGCCGTTACCAATGGGGGAGAGATTGACGCTCATAATTTTCCTATTGTTGAGGTTGAGCCATTTGAGGCAACAAGTTTAACAAGGTGGTTCCTTGCGTTGCATCTAGCGGAATTTTTCCCATTCCACGCGAAGCAGCACCATAAGCCTGACCAGCTCTATAAGCACCAGTACCCACCAATCGAGGGCTTTGCAAAGGAAGCATACCCAAAGCCGCAGGATTAGCCAAATAACTTGCTCCAATTGTTCCAATACCGCCAAGACCAGCCAAACCGCGCGGAGCTAAAGATTGCATTGATTGACCAGCAAGTGCATTCAAGAAAGGAGTGCCGCCTTGTTCCTCTAATTGTTTAGCAAGATTAAGCCTATTGCCGTAATTTGTGTTTACGTTATTTCTTGTAAGGCTTTGCAGTTTACGCATTGCAGTATCAGCAGACGCCTTATCTCCCAATGACAATGCTTTTTGCATTTCGCTAATTGTGTCGCTAGCAACAGAATAATCAGACATCACTTTGCCATAAGCAGGTGCTTGGTCGGTAATTGTGTTTTTTACTTTGTTATAAACTTGATCTGCAACCATTTTTGCAGTCTTTTGTTCATACGGAATAGATTGTGCAATATCGCCAATTTTTTGTTTTAGCGCATCAAAACCTTCTGGCGTATGGTATTCAGTTGGATTAAGATTTTTCCAATTGTTTACTTCATCTTGAATTTGTTGCATTACTTGATAACCATTAGGGTTTTTAATCTGCCCCTTAAATGTGGTCATTTTTTGTGCATCGTTTAATGCTTGGTCAATTCCACCAAAGTCCAACACAGATTTATCTTTTTTAATGTCAACCATACCTGAACGGTAATCTGCATTTTTTTGTACTTTCAGATTTTGCAGATTTTGTTTTGCGGTATCCAATACATCTTGCATTGGAACATTACCTTTTAAATTCTGCATAAAAGATTGATCGCCAGCAGCACCAGCACCAAAAGCACGGGCAACAGATTCCTCGCCTACTCCAGTAGGCATGCCAAGACCAGAGGAAGCAAGTTTACCCATAGCAGCGCCTGGACGAATGCCAGCAGCCTTTAAGCCACCAGAAACGGGAGCAGCCAAGGTGGCGACATCAGCTATTACACTAGCTGGGTCTTTTGCCAATGCTTGTTTAAATCCTTCCTCACTGCCGTAACGCTGCTTATACATATTGACCAATTGATCGTATGCGTTATTTGTTCTTGCAGTAACATCCGGCGTTGTACTTTGAGCAAGTGCGCCAATAGTGTTTGGAAATGCACGGTTAAGAGCGCCCGCAGGAATGTCAACCAGATTTGTTGCGGTTTGCAAAGGATGAGTAACAGCATTCCACAAATCACTTCCCATTTTCATTGCGCTAGAAGGCAAATTCCGAGCAGCAGCCAAAGGGACATCTTTCCACTGCATAGAGGATGCGGGGCCAGCGTTACCTTGAGCATTTAACAGTGAATTTATATCGTATTCCTGTGCCGTAGATGGCGCAGAATTTAAAAGGGCGTTGATGTCATATTCTTGCATTACTGACCCCCAGGATTAACAAGTTTCAAAAGTTGTTGGCGTTTTTGTTCCAATGCCATTTTGTCTTGTTGAGACATATTGCCAAGCAATTTATTTAATGTGCCAATATCTTCTTTGTCCAACTTAGCTTTAGATTTTTCACCAACTAAAGACACATAACGCATCAATGTTGGGTCAGCAGCAAACGGCGCAAATTGAGAAGTAAAAGTTGAGACATTTCCGTAATTGGGATTTTGTGGATTAGTTGGGTTGGAACCATTATGCAAAATTCCTTTTGCGTACAAATCTTGCGAAGTCACCCATTGGTTATCGTTGCGGATAACTTCTTTTAATGCGTCTTTGTCCAAGTTGAAGGAACCGTAAGCCTGTTGCTTGCTTTGTGCATCATTGTCTGTGCGAGGCGTAAGATTTTGAATGCGTTGTTGCAAATATTTGGTCAGTTCTTGTTCTTTTGGATTTAATGCGCCCTTGTTGGTTTTGTTAGCAAGGTAATCAGCAATAGCACCAGTGTTAACACTTGGGTCTTTTAACAACTCCATAATGTTGTTATTGATGTTTTGAATCGTAGGAATGTGACCCAATGAACTTCTTGGATTGTTGTATTGATCTAATGCACCCGCGTAAGCATTTTGTGTTTGCGCAACACGGTCGCTAAACACTTTGGGAGATTCGTTAGCTCCTTGAGTCAATTGACCCGATGCCTGCGGCTGAATATTTGCAGACGGTTGCCCTTGAGGCATTCCACTGCCACCACCGCCACCGCCGCCAGCACCCCCAAGCACTTGAGGCTGTCCAGTAATAGGATTTGCAAATACTTGAGGTGACAATGTTTTAGGAGACACATTTCCAGCAACGCCAATAGAGGGAACGCTTCCAGCAATTGATGGAGTCTCAACCGCGTTAATAAGTTTTCCACCAATATCAGTTAGACGTGCTTTAGGTGCATAAGCCGCACGTTGATCGGCAGCGGTCATTGTGGCATTAGCCGTATTGTTGATGTAACGAGAAAAACTAGCAGGGTCTTTTAATGCAGTTACCAATCCGTTTGCAGTAAGAACATCAGCGGTTTTTGGTGCAATTCCAGAAGTCAAAGCCGAAGCCTTAATTTCGTGCATGATGTCCAACGCATCAGACGTTTTTACGCTAGAAGGGTCTTTCAAACGTGAATCAAATTGATACCCGCTAAGAATTTTTGCAAAATCTTGATGTTGCTTTGAATCAAGACCATATTGATCTGACAGGGTTTTGATGTCGGCTTGTTTTGCTTTTGCTTTTTCTGCTGCGATCAAAGGGGCTTGCGTTTGTTCAGCAACATTAGTTTCCGCCGCAGCTTTACGCAAAGCCAATGGGTTCATTTGTTGCGCTTGTTGCAATTCCAATTGCGCCGCTTGAAGTTTCAGCGGGTTAACCTGCTGCGCCTGCTGGTAGTTCTGCACACCGGACGCCAGGTTCAGCATATCAGCCATTGAGGTTTGCGCCCCCGCAGGTACGGGGTTTGCGTAGCCAGTAAAGTAATCAGCCATTTTGCACCTTATGGTTTAACAGGGTTAATGGGGTTAATCTGGTTCAATAGCGTAGACAGCAGCACGGAATTTCCGACACCCGACGCGCCTGATGCGCCCGCCTGAGCCTGACCCAACATTCCAGCAGCACGGACGCCAGCCAAGCCGGTATTGAGGTCAACCGTCCCTTTGCCGTAATTTGCACCAGCAGTAGCCGCGCCTGCGTTTGCAGTGTTGCCAATGTTAGCAATTCCAGACAAACTATTGTAGATGTTGTTACGCTGGTTTTGATAGTTGGTGAACGCATTCTGGTAAGCATTGCTTGCGTAATTCTGTGTGTAGTTTTGCAAGCCTTGCAGGGTATTGCCAGACAATGCACCGCCGCCCACGTTAGCCGCGCGCTGGTTAGCCATTTGGCCCTGCTGCAACATAAAGTCGTAGTTGGGGGCTAGGCCTTTCTGCAAGTCTGTGGCGTCAAATTGGTGCGTTAGATAAGGTTGTTGGGCATCTAAAGCATTGATTGCGTTTGTTCCAGCCGTTTGATACGGCTTGTAATAACCTGTCGTGGCGTCGTAAACACCTTTCAAAATATCTTGCGATTTAGCATTAGCATCAGCTTGCGCGTTTACACCTGCACCAATTGCATCAGAAATGTTGGCAGAATTTACTGCACCAATGCCGCCTTGCAGCAATGCAGCTAGTTGCGTACCAGTCAATCCGGTAGCATCAGTTAATGATTTAACCCAACTAGGAGTCGCGTTTCCAGTTGTATCAATATTTCCGGTTGTAGTGCCCACGCCATTTACTCCCCCAGCAGTTACGGTTGAATTATCAATTGTGTTTGTTACGCCATTAGCGCCAACAGTGCCACCACCAGCAGCGGGAAGCGTTAAACCTGTTCCGCCACCCATATTAGCAACACCAGCGCCAGCAGCAGCCAGCGGAGCGCCAGCAGCAGCACCAATGTTAGAAAGCGCCGTAAGGCCAGTCCCGCCACCCATTCCAGCCGCAGCAGGCGCAGCAGCAGCCAAAGGCGCACCAGCAGCCAATGAAGTATTGACGGGGGCAGTCAGGCCAGTGGTTCCTGCGCCACTTGTCAAGCCAGCGCCAGCGGAAGCGGCATCGGTAGCAACGGGGGCAGTCAATCCTGCGGCTGCGGGTGCAGACGTTAGGCCAGGTGCAGCGGCATCAGTACCAATGCTAGACAAAGACGTGGTGGCGGCAGCAGGGGCAGCAGCAGGGGCCGCAGCGCCAATTTCAGACAAAGGTGTAGCAGCAGGTGCGGCAGAAGCTAAGGGGGCAAGGTCGCCAGTTAACGTAGCAGCAGCCGGAATAACAGGAGAGGAAAGCGCGGCAGCAGTATCGCCAAAGCCTCCAGCCATTGCACTTGTGGTTCCAGCGGTTCCCAAGGCAGTATCACCAGCCGCAGCCGCAGCAGCATCAGCGGCACCTCCGCCAAAAATACTAGCTAGTGCACCGGAGGCAGCGCCACCGGATAGAAAATCAATACCAGCAGCAACAAACAAAGGGGCTAAAGGTTGAAGTGCGTCACCAATATTTTTTAGAAAACCGCCTTCTTTGCTTGGGTCATGATAAACAGGTAGACCTGTTTCACCATCAATACCAGTGTAAGTTGTTCCAGCAGGCGCAGCAGCTCGAAACGCCGCATCTTGTGCTGGAGTTGACGTAAATCCTGTTTGTGATTTTGGAGAATAAGTAAGTACAGGAGCCGAATAATTTGCATACGGCATTCCAGTATCTGGGTCAATATTATTCATTCCTGAGTCGCGTGCCATATACAAATCCTAAATGTTGTAGTAAGGGATTTTATACGCCTTACCGTTTACAGTCACATTGATAAAGCCCACAGGGTTAGCGGGCAATGTGGCCGAGCCAGCCGTTGCAGTCGTGGCGCTACTAAAGTTCAGCAGGTTTAGAAAGAATTGTTGCCAAGCGCGAGTCGGTCGATTGGTGTTGCCATCCAAAAATTGCGATTGCGGATACGGGTTTAGCTGCTGAGAATTGGAAAGTCCAGAGGTTGCCATTAGTTTTCCCCTCCGCTTGCTTTAAGGTTAGCGGAAATAATTACAGCATTTACGGGGTCAGTGATGGACACTTCAAAGATTCGGTCACGCGCAGTTCCCAAACGCCGCCAGATTGCACGGTTACGGTACTTGCCTAGCTGACCAATAGAAACCCAATATTCGCGCGACCATGTAGAGCCGCCATCATTAGACCAGCGCAGCATAGCTTGAGGCAAAGTCGTCGTAATGTTGGTGGTAACGCTAACCTGTTGACCAATTACAAACGATTGCAGCGGGCCGATTAAGAATGTTGCGTCAGGATAAATAACGTAATTTAGGCCGACATAAATATCGCCATTAGGCGCAGACAGACCCGTGGTTCCGACGCCTGGTTGAAACTGAATTTGCAGTTCGTCAAAGTATTGGCGCTGGAAGTCAGACACCAAGTGAGGCGCACGACGAAGCCTGCGGATGTTTTGTCCGTTGTCGGTGTAATTCTGTTTATCTAGGCTGTAAATCTTGCCGTTCTCATAGTCGCCCACCATTACTAGACCTTGGAATACAGCAGAGCAGTTGCCACGGTGGCGCTGGTAAGAACCATCGTCAGCGGTATAAAGCCATTTATGCCACATTTCCGTAGTGGAGTCGTAAGCCCATGTAAGGTTCAGCGAAGGAAAGGACGTAACGTAAATTTCGTGGCCTTCTAGCTGATACGTCCAGCTAATAGCGTCGCTAATGTACTGATTCGCTAGGGTGGCCTCTACTGCGTGGGTAGAGATGCGTTTAGGAATGTAGCCTTCCATTTGCATGATTTGGCCTTGTCCACGGCTATTACGCGAGACGTAAGCAAAGGAATTGCCAAGGCGAACCAAAGAAAACTGTGCAACGATGCCCTGTTGGGTAGACGTGCCAGGAATTCGCTGAAAAGGAAACGGAACCGCGCCGACATCAGTCCATACTTCGGAGGATGCCTCACCCATCAAATAAACTTCTCTATGGTCAACAATCAACGCCACCAGCTTGTCCGGTGCGCCATCTTTGAAAGCGTAAGACGTAGAGGATGAAATTGTGCTGAGAAGGTCGCTAGAACCCCATTGCTGTGTGCCAGGGTTGTTATAGACAAAGTAGTTATCCACAATGTCCACAGAGTTAGCGCCAGTAAACGCGCCGTCATTGTTTGGCAAAACAGAGAAGTTCAGGCCGTACATCGTTTCAGAAGCAATAGTCTGGCTGGCGCTGACCGTGTAAGTACCCGTGCCTCCTGTGCCGGTTAGAAATGCAGAGACTATAGTTCCTGCGGTGTCTCCGGTTCCTTGGATTGTTTGACCAAGATAAATAGTGCCGCTTGCAACCGCTGTAACGGTCATTGTCGTGCCGGAAATAGACGCAGTGAACTTAGCCCCCACCGTAGACGAATTAAGCATTCCAGAGGCCAAAGTCTGCGACAGGTTAACCGTGTATGTGCCCACCCCACCAGTGCCAGTGCCAAGCGCCGTAATGATGGTTTCTGACGTAACGCCAACACCTGAAAGGGATTGGTTGATTCCGATAGTGCCGCTGCTTACCGCTGTAACCGTGAGGGTTGTACCTGAGATAGAACCCGTGAAAATAGCGTTAGAAGGATTACTAATGCGCCATGTGTAACGAGAGACACCATCCACAATATAAGCGTTAATGCCGTTGTCAGAAATGCCAACACGCCCAGAGGAGGTAGACAGCACACCAACAACACTAGCCGACAGGTTTGAAGTAAGGACATAAACGTAAGGGCCGCAGACTACGACCATTTGGCTACCGCCGGAGAGGGTACGCATTCCGCGCACTTCTTGGGCATTGGATAGAACGGTTTGCAGGGTTAGGCCAGGGGTCGGATAAAGCGCAACTACGCCGCGACTGCCAGGCTGCTTTAGAGGGTCAATCTCGGGGAAGAAATTGATAAGTTCCTGAGCGTCCTGATAAATCGAGACCGATTCGTAACTCGGGCCCACAAATCCAAAATCAGCCATATTTAGCACCTTTTTTTAGATTGTCTATTGCCCATAAAGGTTGTTGATTAGTGTAATGAAATGCTTGTTTTTGTTGTTCTGCATCATTTAAATCAAAAGAACACAAAGGCTTTATATGGTCAATATGCCACTCACCCATGTTATGCCAACCCATGTTAGTTACAAATTTTCCTTCAATGTATCCACGAAAAAAATCATAAGAACAACCAAGCAAATTTTCTGTTTTTGCAGATTTTCTTTTTCCCTTTAATGCTTCATAAACTCTATTGCGTTCACGGCACATTAATACAAAAGTAGGGTCTGTTTTTCTTCTTATTTTTGCACGTTCATTTGCTTTTTTGTACAATTTTTTACCGTGAATTTTCCCGTAAACTTTATTGTATTCTGAAATTTTTTCTTTGTTTTTTTCACGCCAAAGAGCAGTTGTATCGGTTTTTTCTTTACGTCTTTTAGCTTGAGACTTTCTTGCAGCTTCACGTTGTTTTTCTAAAAACAAAGGGTCAGATGCACGGCGTCGACGTGCGTATTCACGCGCATAAATGCGTTTCTGTTCTGCTTTGTCGGAATGAGTCACCTCAGAAATCCGCCGCTCAAAATCCAGCCCGCATCTTTACTGCGTCCAACAAGTAGCGCATCAGCGTACCGCGCAACAGGAGGCGGCTTCATGTTTGTGCGCTTGACCGTAGCTTTAGCTTGGCCTGCGAACTTCATAATCATTTGAATCTGCGTCGGAGAGGCTTTGCCATACATTGGCATCAGTCGTTCAGCCAAGCACCAGCGAAGGGCGTTTACATAGCCTTGCGGAAGGTTTAGCACGTCATAGAGCGTATTGGCGCGAGCGAATAGCGTATCTGTGAAAATGTGCATTTCGCCTTGAGCAGGATTAGGCCAAACAAAGATGTTGCCCAGGATTTCCGAAGGCTGGTAATACAATGCTTTAGGCCACGGGCCGTTCAAAGTCTTTAGGCCGATTAGTTCGTAGTCTTCCACGTTCAGAATCGAAATAGGGTAATCAAGGCCACCATTCAAAATGGGCGTACCGTTTGAGTTAGTGTTAACCCTGACAAACGCTGAACTAATGCTTAACGGACGTTGATAATAAGCGGATATTGTGGTGCTAGAAACGTTTTGGCTAACGCTCAAAGTATAGGTTCCAGCTTCATTGACGTTGCCGCCTGCGCCAGTGTTAAACGCAATAATTGTGGTTCCTGCGGTAACACCAGTGCCGGACAAAGTTTGTCCAATAGCAATAGCGCCGGACGTGATGCTGGTAACGGTGAGGGTTTTCCCTACGATAGAGCCGACAAAGGTAGCGCCAATTTGACCACCTGGGCCAATGGTGTATTGAGTTTGACCAGAAACAACGGGGAAAATGATTTCGGTCTTGTAATAGACCATCATTGATTCGTTAGACCATTGGTCTAGCATATCGTTGAACATATCAAAGGCGTCTTGCGCTGCCTCTGGCGTGGGCGTTTCACCTGCCTCTAGTGCGCCAATGTCCTTCAATGATCGAGAAATAATATCAATCGGTTGTACCACTTTTTTTACTCCAATGTAAACACGGGCGGTTTCCACGGAGGTGCAACAGATTTCGCTTGCATAAGCGCCAATTGTTCCTCTAGCCGTGATTCTATTACACTTTTGCCGTGTACGGTAGCGCCTTCTTTAATCCAATCAACCACCATTGCCTCTGTTACTTCTGAGAATGGCGTGTTGCAAGTGAATTTATCAAACGTCCAATTACCCTCAGTTTCCACGACATTTACTTCGTCTGTGGCTTTAATGTGATATTTGGCTTCCGTGATTACGCCATCATCAGCAATGATTGATAGTATTGACCAAGATGTAATCATTTTTTTTCATGCCATTCTATGCAGTAGACTTTACGTTCGTAGTAGTCACCAGTCCATCGCCACCGGACGCATTCGTACTTTTTCTCTGCGCTTGCTGGAGTCAGCATAAGCGCAAAGAGAAGTGCAAACTTATGCAGACCAAGGCACACCAGCGGCCTGAACTGGATGCTTTTGGGCGTCAATTTGGCTTTGCAGGCTGGCTTCCACCGTGTCTTTGCCCAGCGAGGTTTGCACCCAGCCAACAACGGTAGCTTCCGTCAGGTCAGCGTAAGGAATGTAGGTCTCGCCAGGCTCTTGGGTGTAGCTCACCGTGCCGTAGGTACTAGAGGTGTAGGTGTCATCGGTAGCGGTGACGATGTAGTGAACGGTGACGACAAAACCATCAGAGGTCAGTCGATCCATTTGGGGGATTTGCCAGTTAAACGTAGTCATGATTTTTCCTTTGGGTTAGATGCCTGCGGCTGCAAGGCGTTTACGGAGGTCTTGGATTTCCTTGACCAGCATGGGGACAAGTTTGGAGTAGTCCACAGCCATCATTTCTTCTGGGTCGGCGGGTTGGTGTACAGCCTCTGGAGCCACGGTTACAAGTTCTTGGGCAATGAAACCGTAGCGCTGGTGCGAACCATCAGATTTCCAGTCGTATTGGCGTACTTGGATTGCGTCAATCAAATCCGATGCCGGTGCAGCGTCTGCGATGTTTGTTTTTAGGCGCTGGTCAGAAGTTACGTTATAAAGAACTGCCGCGTTACCATTGTTAGTAATTGAACCGATCTTGGTTGTATTGCTATAAAACGCCGCAAAAGTTGCTGTATTGTTTGCCTGTGAGTCAATCAGGCTAATACCTGTTCCACCCGATGAGCTTAAAAAAGATACCGTTTGGCGTGCGCCACCAACTGCGCTTGTAGTCCCCACCAGCAAGTTACCACTTGCATCAAGCGTCATTGCTTGGGTGAAGGGGATTGCGTTACCTGCTGTGCCGGAGGGGGCGGTGTACCAAGCGTGAATACCCTCGTTCATCTGATACCAAGCCGCGCCAAGTCCAGAGTTTTTATACTTGGCCCCAGCATTGGTATAGGCGTTGTTATAGACCCAAGTTTGTCCCGAGCTATTGGGGTTCAGGAATGCACTACCAGCCCCAAGATCAATTGCTTTGACACCCGCACTCCAAGCACTAGGAGTAACACCTAGTCCAAGGTTGCCGCTGGAGTTAAGCAGCAATGAAGTGGTTCCACTAAGTTGCCAGAAATGACCGTCTCCGTTGGCATCGTTGTAAACCAAGCCAGTTCCAGAGGCCCCGTGATAAATATCACCGTAAGTAGCATTGTCGGGGCGGTTCAGTCGCAAGACTCCACCAGCACCTATGTTGATTTTTGTGGCAGGCGAACTTGTACCAATACCAAGCCCTGTGCTGGTAAGGCGCATTTGTTCGGAGCTATCTACAATAAATGCGTGAGTAGAGGCTCGGTAATTAAGAGCGGCTGTAGCAGATAAGTCTGAGGTTACAGAAGTCAACCCAAAGCCATTTGATGTTCCTCCAGTAAGGAGGCCGGTACGGAATAATAATCGAGCATTTGTTCCAGCTAAAATATCAAGGCGCGCGCTTGAGTCAGGAGAAATACCCACCCCCAAATTCGTACCATCAAACGTCAGCGCACTACCAGTCGTGACCACCTTAGAGCCATTTAGGTATGCA